ATATTGCTTGCATTGATAAAAAGCCGGAAAAAATTACAAAAAAACAGAATTTACTTAATAATGCTGATGATGTTATTGAGATGATAGAAAATAATTTTAGTTATCGAGACATTGCAAAAAAATATAATATAGATGTGGCGGAGATATGCTGGTTCGTCAATGAGAGTCAGCATAGCACGCGAGCTAGACAAGCTCTTAAGATAGCAAGCTATGATTTATTAGATAAAGCGCAAGAGGCGATTGAATCAATTCAAGATGAATCAACAAATGCAAGAGTCGCGAGACAAAGAGAGTTAAAAAACATTTATCTTTATCGCGCACAAATAAAGAATCGAAAAGAATTAGATCTTAATTATCGTGAAGAAAAACAAGAAACAAACAACAATATTATAACTCCACAACTTACTCTTAAAGTTGTTAACAATTCTGAAAATCAAATAAAATTAGAAAGCGATCAAGATTAATTAAAATTAATAACTAAATGAAAATAATTTTTACAGTAATTGCACTAAACTTATTAACTGCAAATAACTCTTACGCAATTTGTAAATGTGTTTGCATAAATCGACAATCTTCGCAAATTTGCGAAAATCAATTCGATTTTCCCGCTAATTGCTCGCTTCATAGATGTTAATAACTGTTATTAAATGCTAAATAATGTTGTAAACTTCGAACTGCAAGAAAAGCAATCTATATGTTGGACATCTCCAGCGACTGAAATACTTTATGGTGGTAGCGCTGGTGGTGGTAAGTCTCACGCTATGCGAGTAATTGCAATTATGCTTGCTTTTAGTGTTCCCAACATTCAAATTTATTTGTTTCGCCGAATCTTTGCTGACTTGATTAAAAACCACGTTGAAGGATCTACGGGCTTTCGTGCGTTGCTTTCGCCTTGGATCAAGCAAAAACAAGTAAAAATAACTGAAGAGGAAATTACGTTTCAAAATGGGGCAAAAATTTATTTGTGCCATTGCCAACATGAAAAAGATGTCATTAAATATCAAGGGGCGGAGATGCAAGTGATCTTGATTGATGAGCTAACGCACTTTACTGAAAAAATATACAAATTCTTAAGAGGTAGAGCGAGACTTGGCGGGCTTGATATCCCTGATAATTTAAAACACAAATTGCCGTTGATCCTATGCGGTAGCAACCCAGGCGGAGTTGGTCATGAATTTGTTAAACAAATGTTCATTGAAAATTGCAAGCCTTTTCAAGTTCGCAAAATGTCAAACGAGGAAGGGGGAATGTTGCGTCAGTATATCCCCGCCAAGCTTGCTGATAATCCAATTTTAATGCAAAATGATCCGCTATATAAAGATAAACTCTTAGGCTTGGGCGGTGCACTAGCTAAGGCAATGTTAGAGGGTGATTGGGACGCAATTGAGGGGGCTTATTTCGATACTTTCGATAAAATAAAGCACATAATCGAACCCTTTACTATTCCTGCCGAGTGGTATAGAATTAGGGCGTTTGACTGGGGTTATTCTCGCCCTTTTTGCGTGCTTTGGGGTGCAGTGTCGGACGGCTCGCTTGTTGATTGTGGAGGCGTTAGTCGTAGCTTTCCAAGGGGTTCAATTGTTGTCTATCGAGAGTTTTATGGTTGCACTGGCAAGCCCAACGAAGGCTTGAAAATGGATGTGCCTGAAATTGCTAAAATTATTAAGGAATTACAAATTGGCGAGAAAATAAATGAAATGCGAGCCGATCCAGCGATTTTTGATGTCTCAACAGGATCATCAATTGCCAATCAGTTCGAAAAAGAAAAAATTGGTTGGCTTCCTGCTGACAATAAAAGAGTAGCTGGCTGGCAACAAATAAGAGCAAGATTAACGGGCAATGAAGATAAACAACCTTTATTATACATATCTAAATACTGCCAAAATTTACTCCGCACTTTACCGCTTATGCAATATGATAAAACGAAGCCAGAGGATTTAGACACTAACTTAGAAGATCATGCTGTTGATACACTGCGTTATTTATGTATGGCAAAACCAATTGTCTTTAGTATACCTAAACCACCCGAAACTATAGAAGAAAACATAAGAAAGCAATTTGCGGTTCAAACTTATATCTCTAACATTAAAAAACAAAATTTACTATTGACAAGAAAAAAAATGTAATTATTTTGAACTTATGGCAAAAACAAATGGAATCGAAACACAAGCGGATTTAACACAAAAGACAGGTGATGCTGGGCTTATTGATATTTGGCGTCGAGAGCTTGAAAACTCTATTGAATATCATAAGGAATCAAAAAAGACTTCCAAGGAATATTACGAAATTTACGAGAATCAAGAAAAAAGAAATGTGAGAAGCACGGACTACTCAATTTTCTGGGCGAATACTCAAACATTACGCCCCTTATTATTCTCTAAGTTGCCAAAGTCAAATATCACCCAAGCAAATTATAATGATAGCAATGTCGCAAGAATCGCTAGCGAATTGGTCGAAAGGGTTATTAATTATTTTTTAAAAGAAAGTAATGCTGAAAATGAGTTTGAAAAAACAAGAGATAGTTACTTAATCAAAGGAATTGGAATACCAAGAGTTGTTTTTATCCCAAGCGAGCCAATCGAAAAAATCGAAAAAATCAAAGTTAAAGTTAAAAAAGAAAAACCAGAAAAAGAAGATGAGGATGAAAAAGACAATGAAGATGAGATGACTAACGGCAAAGAAGAAGATAAAGCTGAAGGTGAAAATGATGACTATGAGGAAATTGACCAAGAAGAAAAAAGTTATTATGTTGATGATAGCAAAAAAAATATAGAGATTGAATTTGTCGATTATGAGAATTTTTTAAAATCAACTGAAAAAGAATGGAAAAAATTACGCTGGGTTGCTTTTAAAAAATATTATTCAAGAAATGAATTAATAGAGACTTTCGGAGAAGCTGGGAAAAAAGCACCGCTTACTTCTAACAAATATGAGATGTTAAAAGAATCGGAAGATGAACTTTACAAACTTTGCGAAGTCTGGGAAATCTGGGATAAAGAAAATAGAATGGTTCATTTTATCACATTAGGAGGAGATGGTTTTGTTTTAGATACAATTGAAGATCCATACAATCTTAAAAATTTCTTCCCGATCCCGCAATGTATGGGGTTGAATGACAGTTTATGTTCATTAATGCCAATTCCGTTATATAGACATTACAAAGGATTAGCTGAAGATTTAGAGAAAATTCACAATAGAATTTCTGCTTTGATCGATCAATTAAGATTTACAGGGCTTTATACTTCACTTGCTGAACAAAAAGATGTTGAAAATTTAATGAATGGCGATGACGGCGAATTTTCAGCTATTCAAACAACCGCAAATATCGATGATGCAAGAAAATTAGTATTGTTTAAGCCAATTGTCGAAATCGCTAACACAATTGCCTCATTAAGAATAGAAAAACAACAAAAAAAGATTGATATACAAGAAATTACCGGCATCAGTGATATTGTGCGAGGTCAAACAATAGCCAGTGAAACCGCTACAGCACAGCAATTGAAAGGTAATTTTGCAATTAGCAGAATACAACCTTTGCAAAAAGAAGTAGAGTATACAATAAGAGACACCATTAGAATTTTAGCGGAATTAGCAGTTGAAAAATTTACAATGAAAGAATTAATGTTAATAACCGGACTTCAATTATTCGATGTTGAAACGATTAGCGAAGCAACAAAGATTAAGATTGAGGACATGAAAAACGAAGCTATCCAATTATTAGACATAAATGATCCGCAAAAAAAAGAAAAAATCCAACAATTGACAATGCAGGCTCAAATGGGTTATGAAAAAACAATGAACGATATTCAAGAAAAATTAAAAGGCTTTGCGATTGAGTTAAAAGATGTTGGTGAACTCGAAAAAATGTTAAAAAATGATAAACTCCGTTGCATTAATATTGATATTGAGACCGATAGCACAGTAAGAATTGATCAAAACCAAGAAAAACAAGAAAGAATTGCTTACATTACTACAATTTCTAATATGGTCAACGCTATGGCTCCCGTTGTTCAAAGTGGGGTTATATCTAAAGAAGCACTTAACGAATTTATAAAATTTGCAAGTAAACCGTTTAAAGTTGGTAGAAATTTAGAAAATTATTTAGATGGCGGTAAGGATCAAAGCCAGCCGACAGCTAGCGAAATGATCGCTCAAGCTGAAATGCAACTAAGAGAAAAAGAATTAGCATTAAAAGAACAAGAAATTTTTGGAAACTTGCAAATCGAACAACAAAAGGTCGATGTCCAGAAAGCCAATTTATTAAATCGTCAAAATGAGTTTGAACAAAAACTCGAATTTGAGGATGTAAACAAACAAGCGGATCGAGAAAGTAAAAGACTTGATATGAAAGTTAAGGCTGGAACTGAACTCATTAATGATAAAATCCGCAACGCTAACCAACCAACATTTATTTAATTATGTTAAAAAAAGGGACTTCAAAAAAAACAATTTCTGCCAACATTAAAAAAGAAATTAAAGCAGGAAAGCCTCAAAAACAAGCTATTGCCATTGCTTTGTCTAAAGCTGGCAAATCTAAAAAGAAATAGCAATGAAAAAAGGTTTATACGCAAATATTCACGCCAAAAGAGAAAGAATAAAAGCTGGATCAGGCGAGAAAATGAGGAAAGTTGGTGCAAAAGGTGCACCAACTGCCAAAAACTTTAAAGAAGCTAAAAAAACTGCAAAAAATGGCAAAAAAATCAGTTAGTTTAAGTATTGGACGCGGTGAGAAATCAAAAACAGGAGGACTTACCGCTAAAGGGCGTGAAAAATATAACAACGCAACTGGAAGTAATTTGAAACCTCCTGTTAGCAGAGAACAAGCTCAAAAAAGCCCAAAAGCCGCCGCAAGGCGAAAATCTTTTTGTGCGAGAATGTCCGGAGTTCAAGGACCAACCAGTAAAAATGGTAAACTTACCCGCAAAGGTTTAGCTTTAAAAAAATGGGATTGTTAATGAGTAAACTACGCTTAATCTATGAAAATGGTGAGGCTAGGTGGATACCTCACGACAAAAAAGAAATAAAGCCAAGAGATGGTCTAAAAGAAGATTTAACTGTCGATGGCTATATAAAAAAGTATGGCAGTATTGAGTTTAAAGGCAAACAATACGATACTAAACAAAGTTACATGAACGCAATTAAAAGTTCAGGTTGTGTAATAAAAGATTGGTAGAAATTTTTTTAAAAATTTGTATTGACTTTTAATTTTATTAATATATTTTAAATTTATGACAAAACAACAGTTTAACGATCAGTTAATGAGTATTATTCAAGAACATTTGCCTAAACAAGAAGACGATGAGTCAATTGGGCAAAATGACACTCAAGAAGATCAAACTGTTAATGAAACACCCAAAGAAGATGAAACCAAGAGTGATGAGAGCGAAAGCCAAAATGAAGTAAACATTGATAAAGAATTATCAGGTTTACCAAAAGAATTGGTTGAAGCTGTCAAAACATTTAAAGACCCTGAAGACAGGGCAAAAGCAATTAAAATTGCCAAAGAACAGCGTGCAAGAGAAGACAGGCTACATTTACAACTTGGCAATACAAAAAAAGAGCTTGACAATGTTAGCGGCTTGTTACAAAAAATTGAAACAAACCCCGCTGAAACATTTAAAGCATTAGCAAAACGAGTCAATTTTGACTTGAGACAAGCTGTAGATGAACCTGTTCAGGATGATTATTTAACCCCTGAAGAGTTAATCGACAAAAGAGCTAAAGATATACAACAACAAACCTACTTAAATTATCAACAAGAATTAAATCAAAGAGAAGCTAAAGAATTATTAGCGGATTTTTTAGAAGATAAACCAGACGATACATTGATTTACGACAATCAATCAGTTTTTGTTAGTTTTTTTAATGAAAATATTGCTAAAAAAC